GCTGGGCGTAAGGCTCGCTGCTGGACAGGTACAGGAACCCTTTTCGCTGCAGCCGTTCGCCCATCAATTGCACGTCTTCCAAGGCAATGACCTGGTGAAGCCCAAGGGAAACCGCGATGGCCGCGCCGTGGCTGGTGCTCCGGCCGCTCGCAGGGCCGTACAAGACGACGGACTTAGCCATTGGCCACATCCTGGGCGGCCTGGGCCACAGCGGCCTGCGTGGCCTTGCGCCCGGGCAGCATGTTGGCCACCTCGAATGGGAAGGGGAGGCGGTCGGCCAGCTTGGCCAACTCTTCCGAGATCCAGTCGCTGTCCTGGATGAACTCGGCGCTGCCCTTCGTCAATACCCACCCACTCCTGTTCCCCTTTCGGCGCTCTAGAACCCGTTGGGTCATCTTGGTCTTGCCCATGTTCAAGGTCGCCGTTGCGATCACCTTGTTGTGGGTGACGTGCAGCACCAGGGTGGCGCTGCTCTCTTCCCCGTCCCCCCTATCAATCCCCACAATCCCCACACCCGTGGTAGCCTCCGCCCCGTGTCCGGTGCTGGAATCCAGCGGAATTGCGGGGGTGGTTGCGGCTTCGCCGTTCATCTTTTGCATGGTTCTCTCCTGAACTTCGTTGGTAGATGGCCTTGGGGTTAGAGGTGGTGCTCTGCCCGCCGGACCGTTCTTTCGTTACTTCTTGAACACCCAGCATCGAACCGCGATGCCCTTACCTCCTTTTTCGCGAACGCTGCTGTTTACGGTGTGGTTGGCAGATTCCAACTTGGGGCATCGCTCCAAGGCGCGCGTCAGAGCAGATCCGCGCGGCAATGGCCGACCCAGCTCATCTGCTGCCTTCCTCACTTCCGGCAAGTTGATTGCCAGCCGATCATCGGAGTGGGAGTGATCACGAAGTAGGCCAGCTGCCAAACCTTGTTTCACGACCATCCAGAACGTGGCCACCGTCGCGCTGCCCAACCCGCCCTTGTCTGGAGGCAGCACTGGTACTGGCAGGGACAACATGGTGGAAAGCACTGCGGCCTGCTCGAACAACGCTTCACGTTCCTCTCGTGTACGAGCGGCGTAGAGCGCCACAACGGCATCCAGGCGAACTGCATGGAGATGTATCGAGTTGACCGAATCATCATTGGGGAAGAGGCTGCGTTGCATGGTTTCTCCGGCTGTCATTTCTGGAATACCCAGCAACGCACGGCCACGCCGGAACCGTTGCTGGTCTTGATCGCACTGTTGACGGTCAAATTGGGATCGATGAGCTTGTATCGCCGCGAATCACGCAGATAGGCCCGCAGCAATTTCAAATCAGGCAGCGGCTGGCTGTGATAAGCCGCCTTCGCGATGAAATCGTTGAGGTTGATCGCGATGCGCTGAGGATCCCTAGAGTGATTGATGTATGGCCTCTCGCCATTGCCACAGGTCTCCAGGTACTCGTATGCCTCCCAGAATTCGTTGACCATCGGGTGGTCGGCGCTGATTGCGGACTGGCGCTCGATGGCCATTTTCACCAACGCTTTCCGGGTCGCCTCGACCATGTCATTGGGGATGTCCACGACCAGGCGCAGCCCATCAAGCAGCGCAAGCATCTGCGAGTGGTTTTTGATCAGGCGTTCGACGCGCAGATCCTTGTTCTCGCGCAACTTGCCCTCGTAGAACCGCACACGCTCGCTGAACTTGTCCATGACCTGGGCCTCTGCACGCACTGCCTTGATGAGGAAGTGGCTGAGATCCTCGACCTGCAGTGCATTGAGGTTGTCGGCCGCCTCGCGGCTTTCGGTGGTGGCGTTCGGTTTGCGGAAGTGCAGCTTGACGATACGGGTCATGATCGCCTCGCTGGCGTCAACGGCGGCGTTCTGGCTGATGACGATGGTGCCCCGGAAGGGCGGCTCGTAGGTCTCGTTGCCGCCATTGCGCACACCCCGCGTGGCCAGCGTGCCGCCGCCGTAGTAGTCCTTCAGCTCGTCCCACTCAAACGACTTTGCATGCGCCTTATCCGGTGCGTCGCGGTCAGCTTCGAGCAACACGACCGGCATACCGGAAGTCTGGCCCATGGCGCGGGCACGGCCGGCCTTGGATGATTTAGCCGGATCGAAGCCCTCATAGTCACTGCGCGCCAGGAGCTTCCACAAGAAAGTCAGCAGGGTGGTCTTACCCGCGCCGGCTTCGCCTGTCGCTTCCAAGAATGGGAACGACTTGTGTGCGCTGCGGATCTGGTTGGCGAACAGCGAGCCAAACCAGAACGTCAGGGCCACCATTCCGTTCGTGCCAAAGCACGTCCACAGCCACTTCAACCACTCTGTGCGGTAGCGTTCATGATCGCGCTGCACGTCCATACGGATGGAGCGCTGGGTGGTCTTGACCCGGAGCTTCTTGAACTCGAAATAGTCCTCCTCGTTGGCATGGGCAATCTCGCCGTGGCGCACTGCCAGATCGCCGAAGATGTACGCCTGGTGTTCGGGCGTGTAACCGACGAAGTCCACCGTGTGCACCTCTTTGATGTTGTCCAGCTGGATCTTCATGATCTGCAGCAGCTGGGAGGCGGTTCCGTCGAAAATGGCGCCGCGAGCGATGTGGCCCAGACGATCGCGAAAGGATGGTGCATTCAGCGCCTGCGACGACGTGAAGGTTCCGGTCGCGGCCGCACTGTCGTGCGGGAACTCCACTCGGAAGTAGTACCAGGCGTCGTCCGTAACCTCGTTGCGCTGGTAGTACAGTGCCTTGGGGTAGCAGTTGGCGATTTCCCGCACGTTGCAGCAGGCGCGGCGGATCTTCTCGACCTGCTCTTCGTCCAAGTCTTCTTCAACGTCTTCCTTGCGGGTGGACTGCTCCCGGCACAGCTTGTCGAAGCGGCTGGGGTCGAACTCAAACCAGTAGAGGAGATTGCGGTGGTCCAGATGGAACTGCGTGCGTTGCTCCCGCTGGTAAATGATCAGGCCCTTTTCCATGGCGGTCTTGGCCAGCAGCAGCGCACCGTTGTGCAGTGCCAGGTCTATATCCGCTGCCCACTGCGCATCGCCCTCCTCAGTGGCCTGCGCGCGCAGGTGCAGGTCGTTCCAGTCGGTCTTCTTCTCGCCCAGCTGCTCGATCTGCGCAGCCTTGCACCGGAAGCCCAACTTCTCGGCGCGACGGACGTGCCTGATGGTGTAGCTGCGTGCTCCCGGCTCATTGTCCAGGCCCCATACCAGTGTGGGCAGGTCATTGGGGCGCGCGTCGCGCAGTTCCTTGAGGGACAGCTCCGGGTAGGCATTGCTGGACATCGCCGCGACCGCGCAAACGCCACGCTGCAGCAGCGCGATCGCATCGAAGATGCCTTCCACGATCCAGACCTCGCGGGCCGTGCGCAGCTGCTCAATTGCCGCTGCGCCCCACCACACGCCGGCGTAGCTTTCGCCCGGGGCAAAGCGCGCCTTCATCTTGCCGAAGCGATGCGGACGGTCGATAAGACGTTCCCACCAGCCACCCTTGACTAGCGGGAAGCGCACCGTGGCGGTGCCCTCACGTTTGACGCGGTCGTGGAAGGTTTCTTGGGTGTAGAGGCCCTTCAAAGGGCGGACGTTGAAGCCGCGGCCGGTGGACAAGTACGCGTCGGCGGCAGCGTTCGGCGCATCCGCCGTCTGCGGGTTGGCCTTCGAGTAATCATCGAACAGGTCGTCGTAGAGGTCACGCACGCGCACTTCCTGCCCGCACTTGGCCTGTCGCCCGCACCGCAACACCCACGGTTTCAGGAAGCTGGTGTACAGCTCCTTCTTCGCGCAGTGGGGGCACTTACCTCCCCGCATGTACTCGGTGCCGGTGCGGTGCTTGAGGCCATAGTCGCGCTCAATACGCGACAGAACCTGCTGCCGGATCTCTTCCTGCATGCCGTATCAGCCTTGGGCGGCCGCAACGGCGGCGTAATGGTGGTGCATGGTTCTCTCCTGGTATCCCCAGCGGCGGTGGTGCGCCGCTGGAAATGGGTGGTGCGGTCCCGGGCGGCGCTGGTGCGCCCGCTCGGGGAGCGAATCGTGGTTATTCGTCTACGGGGGTGGAACGGCTGAGGATTCCGCGCAGGTCGTCGGAGATGTACTCAGCGACGGCCGACGTATGGTCGGCTGTGATGCCCAGCACCTTCGCGGCCTCGGCCGGGAGCGCAGCGAGCAGCTCCACTGCGTAGGCGATGCGCCAGAGTCGGTCGTAATCGTCGCCGTTGACCACCTGAGCGTGGTCTGCCGAAGGAGGGCCGGGATTACGCAGGGGAGGGAGGTGGTTGCGCTTGTCCATCAATTCACTCCGGTCCGGGTGCTGCCGCCGTTGCGGAGCCACGTAAGGAATCGCTCCGCCTCGCCGGCGGCGAGCAGGTACACCATCGAGCCGCACTGCAGGCTATGGGTAGCTGCAGCCCGGATACTGCTGGTGGTGTGCGCCGAAACGGTCAAGGCTGCATCGCTGGCGAGGTGTACGAGGGCCAGATACAACATGCCGCGCTGGTCGAAGGAGCAGCGCAGGGCGACGCCGGGAACGGGCGTACCCAGTTCAATCACCGGGCGCAGCGCAGGCGGGACTTGCACAGATGGTGTAGCCATCAGTGTTTCCCCCGGGCGCCGCTGACATCGCCGCTACGGGCTTTCTGCTGTGCCGTGTAGGCGGCCAGCACGTCGGCCAGGGTGAGCGACATGGCGCTCTTCCCTATGGCCTCCAGGCGCACGATCAGCGCCTGGTAATCGGCATGGGGCCATTCAAGGGTGTCGGCGATGAAGCCGAAGACAAGCGAGATCTGACGCGCCGGGCTGGAGCCGGGCGTGGGATGGGCGTCATGCGCCATTGAGACGTCTCCTGTGATCGAGGATTTTCCTCGGGGAGACGTTTTGAGTCGTCGCACCGAGGGTGTCGGGAGGCTCAAAACCGGATCACAGACCGGCGGGCAGTTTTCCCCTTTCGGGTGTTGTATGGCTGCCGCCCTCCCGACGCAGAAATCGTCGGTGCGCTCGAATTGCAGACGCAAAAAAACCGCGATGCTGTCGGGCGCGGATGCCGCTGTGATTTCGGAGTTTTGAGCCTCCTTGCGGCAGACTCTGCTCCCCATGCCCAAAGAAGTCAAGGGTGAATGAGGGAAAGTGTGGGAACGGTTTTCAAGGTGCAGAACGTTCAAGCGCAGTACTCCGTCACCGTCGGCAGAGCCGACAGACCAGCAGTAGGGAAAGGGTGGTGTGACGCGTTAGGGAGCAGCAGCTTGATGCGGTCGAGCGTCGCCGCCGCCAGCCTCAATCCGGGCGCCTTCGACAACCGCGAGTGCATCAAGCATGTCCAGCTGCCTGTTGCCGTGTTCCAGCTTCCATTGCATCTGCAGCAGCGCCCGGCTGTAAAACGGTGTCGGCGGCAACTCAGATGCCGGCGCATCCGGCACGCCGCTGGGGCTGGCGATGCTGATGAGCTCTGAATTGCCTACGTAGGTCGCTCCGCACAGTGGGTTCTGGCACACCCACACATCTGAACGCAGATGGCGGTGCTGCAATCGGCTGGTGCGCTTGATCAAGGCCGTATCGCACGCCTCGCAGCAGAAGGTCGCGCGGCCGCTGGTCGGAGCAGTCATTTCTTCTTCGCGCTCCCTGCCTTCGCCCCACCAGCTTTGCCAGCCTTGGCGCCACGCGTGGGCGTCTGGCGGGAAGTTGAGGGATTTGTGCAAGAATTGGGGTCGCGCTTGATGCCCAACGCAACGGCTGCTTCGTGCGACTTGCCGAAGTTCCCCTTGCCGACGCCCCGAAGCGCATCGTTGACCGCGTGGCGATCCAAGCCGTTCTGCCGAGCGAACTCAACGACGGTGATGCCGTTTTCGCGGAGATGCTGACGGGCTTGCTCTGGTGTGCGTAGCTTCTTTACACCAGTCCGTTTTGCAGCCATTCCGTTTCCCCTGTGTAAAAGCTAAGTGATGTGTTAGTGAAACTTCTTTCACCAATGTTGGTGAAAGATCATTCACCTGTCAAGGAGATTTGAGCGTGAGTGTGGGCACAAGGCTGAAGGAAGAAAGGAAGCGACTGGGCCTTACCCAGGAGGTGATGGCTGTGGCGTGCGGAGTGACCAAGCGCACCCAGATCTTTTACGAGCAGGACAGTGTCGGAGCGAGTGCGTCTTACCTCGCTGCGGCCCACGAATTAGGCACAGATGTTGCATATGTATTGACCGGCAACCGCGAGCGCTTGGCACCGGCCGACGTGGAGCTGCTGGACGCCTGGCGCGCTGCGCCCGCTCCGGCCCGTGCTGCCGCGTTGTCGGCATTGACCGGCAGCGTGTCGCACGCCACTGCCCTTGGCGCCGCCCCACGCACGACCTTTACTGACACCACCATCGGCCAGCAATTCAGCGGCGATGTGGATCTGCGCAATCAGAAGCTGACCGTCAAAGGCAGCGGCGCAACCAAGAAGCCCGCGCGCTAACTTTTATTCCGAGCTGGACCCGTTCTACTTCTCTCCAAGGGGGCGCATGACTGCGCGATTGGAGTGTGAAGGACTATGCGGTGTGGCAGTACGGATAGCGGTTTGCCGGTGGGTTGCCGGTGCAGCGGTACTACGGTGTTTGATGGTGCGACTATCGGGCAGGTGTTTACGGGGCAAGTCGAAATGACATGCCCCATCGCGACGCAGCAAACCCAGCAGGTCGAACGCGACAGCCGCCAGCAGACTGGCAACGGACCCTTGGCCACGGCCTTGCTGGCCATCGCCATATGGCAGGCTTGGTTGGCATTGCCAATCGGAGGGGGTTCGGCAAGCTCTCAAGCCATGCATGCGGTGCTGTTCCTGTGCGGGCGGGCAGCTGCCAAGCACATACGCACGGATCGGCTGGCAGTGGCAGCCAAGCGGTGGGCCTCGGCACTATGGAAAGCGTGCCGATGACTGGACCACATGAGTTCTAACGAAGTCGAGGGCGAGCAATGACGCTGACAGCAACGGATTGGATTGCAACTTACGCGGCGCTGGTTTCCACCGTGGTCTTCTGGTGGCAGCTAAAGCAATCCAGGCCACAAGTGAAGGTGGTTGTCATGCTGGGCTTCCAGGACGACAGCTTAGGGGCTTGGATCACCGTTCAGAACCTATCCACTCATCCGCTAAACCTAGCTGGAATCAACGTTCTGTACCCGTGGGAGGTGGTCGGATTCAAGAGACGCATCAAGAATGCGATCACCTACAGGCGATGGAATAGGTACTCCGGATGGGTTAACACGTTCCTGACCAACTACGGCCACGAGGTGGATCTCCCAGGCTCTGTTGGGCCCTATAACTCCTGCAGCGTGTTCATCCCGGAGCGAATTTTGAAGGCGATGTTCAAGGACGCTACGGAGCACAAAATTGTTGTGAGGGTCCAAGACGCGCTTTCGCGGGATCACTATTCAAATGAATTCCGTTATGACGTGGAAAACCCTTTGCGGATTACAGTGACTGAATCACCGAATCAGTCGTCGGACTGATCGGCTGGTTCGGCATCTTTACCAGCGCTGGACGTTTCCAGTACCAGCGCTGTCGCAAAGCCGCTGCTGCCAGTGACGCTGTGGGTGGTCTCCGCGATTAGCCAGGTCCGCCCGTCGATCTCGGCTTTGAACCCGGACACGTCGATCCGCTGCTCCGGGTACAGATCCGCGCGCCCCAGGGCGAGCGAGTAATCCATCTTGGCCGCGCCGCGCTGCACGCGCTTCCACTCGGCGTCAGCGTGCTCCCGCGCGGTCTTCTCGCTGTCGTAGGTCTCGCGCAGGTTCTTGGCGTTGGTCGACGTGCCGACCAGCACCGCTTTGCGGCGCGCAC